TCAGGGCTCGTGGGCGCAGGAGCCGGCGCACATGGGTTCATTGAATGGGAAGGGACATAATGGCGGTGCTCCATCTGAAATGTACGAAAACCACTTCCGACGATGGGTGGGTGAGGCTGCCACGAAGGAACAGCGCGGCATGGATGAGATGAAGCAACGACAACAACATATCAAGACATACAAGGATGTCTGGGCAGGGAAGGAGCGCGACCCGTTGGACCCATATGACAAAGGAGACCACTCACTGGGTATGTTGGGGTATGCATTCGGACTTGAATGGATGACTCCCACCCAACGCGATGATGTCATCAGGCATCTATCCGACTACGGCTTGATGGGCCATGACGACGATGCATGGAGCGGCATCGACGATGCCGACCAAGGTGATGGGAGGAAGATGCCACACATACCACAACCTTGGTTGACACGAAACTGGATGGGGAGGTTTGTCGAGAGTGCGATACACCAGAGTCGGGGCATGGATTCAGTGGGGAGCATCCTACCTGCACCACACTACGACATGCATGATGTCGACATCAAGGAGAACTTCAAAAAGCGACATCTGATTGAGGCCATGAAGGATGTCCTCGTGTACGAGCATGATGCTGGGGATGCTGACATGTTGCGACCGGGAACGAACTCGGGAGACCTTGCATACGGTTATTTTGACGAAAACCGCGATTCTCGCACATATGGCCAATGGGTGCATGATGAAGATAGCGACAAGTCCGGCCATGCATATGACTTGGGGTCGCGAAAGACTACAGATACTCGGTACTTGGGTGGCGGAAGGAAAAATCAGGCAGGAGTTATATCGTTGATGGACTGGGTTGCCAATCAGGACAAGGACGGGAGAATCCCACGACGCGACCAGAACGGCAAACTCGGAACCAACCATAGGACGAATAACGACGAGCACTTCGGTACCACCGAGGAGTTCGATGATTACCTTGATAGCGGAATCCTCGATGAGAACCAACACTCCCATGTCAAGAATCGTGCTGCTGAAGTTAGTGAGGAGTTTGACCGACGAACACAGGTCCTGAACCACTTGGCTCCATACACATCCATGTACTACTTCAGGGGAGGTAATTCCAATGACATCACCACCTCACCATATCAACTGTACAAGGGACCATTCCATACTCGTGGAGGACATAACCTCGATGTGAACAACACACAGAGTGAGTTGAACCATATGTATGGGCCAGACAAGGATGAGGGAGATGGGTGGCACCAACACTCCGGTCTGTTCACCAGACCACCACGAGCAGGTCAACAGTTCTATGGGATGTCATTGCGAGAAGGAGCCAGACCAGAGGACTTCCCAAAGGATATCTGGCCTGTAGGTACAGATACCTCTGGGCTACAAGGAGAAGGACTTGGTGGAATGGAAACTCGCCAAGAATCAGAGCAAATCACTACACCACTCGGGAATGAACCACGAGAGGACATGCATGGGTTGTTGGGCATATTGGCTGACCAACCACTAGAGTCATGGGACTATGGTGGAATCGCTAATCTGCAGTCCGGTGCAAACGACCATTGGACACAATTGCTGACCACCCATGAACCTCATCATGTGCAGGAGAAGTCCCGAGTAGGGGAGACTGGTGCAATCAGACTCGGTGTGGATGGAATTATGGCAGATGCGAACACCCTAGGGCGAAGGGCATCTCACCATGTCTTGTCGAAAGGAGGCAGAGGTCGCGAGCGTGAGAAGTATCGGGCATTGATGAACTCATTGTTGTTCAAGTGGAACGAACACCCATCCCAATCACCATTGACCACTGGTGCATTGAGTGCTCTGCATGACAAAGGTGCCATAACCAGCGGCGGCGCATCTGAAAAGGTAAGTCGTTGGACCACTGCACTAAGGGCGATGGGAATTGCTGACCCACACCTGATACCCGGCAACCCCCATGAGAATGACCTACAGGAACGAATCAATCAGTTCCTGATGCAGACTGGTATCGACCTACAACCTTCTGGTGGTAGATATGGAAGAGAGCAGCCCTTGCCGATTGTCAAGCCACGCAGGGAGGAGCATGAGGCGGCATATGGCACGAACATCTATCAGACAGGTCGAGTGCCGGGTGTAGAACCATCAACTGAGTCCACAGAGGAGTTTGGGTGGCTGCCAGAATCTAGACCACCCGGAAAGTGGGGATTGCACAGCAAGGTTCCCACCCTCACTGATGACAATGAATGGTCGACCCACATCATACAAAGCGGACCGAGGGAAGGCGAAAAGGCGTTAGACCCACATAGGCAACATGGCGAACCTGTGAATTGGGGTGCAAAAGATGGGATTCAGCCTCATGGTTTTGACTTTGACTTTGAGATGGATGCGTTGAGTGCGCAGAATGACGGTGAAGTTAAATGCCCTGTTTGTAATGGTGATGGACATATCGACCCTGAAGACATCACCCGCAAAGCCGAGGGTCCACCAAGCCTGTTTGGTGGTGATGAGGGACCACCAGACCTGTTCTCATCTGAAGCCGTTGAGATGAAGGTCGGGGAGATGTGTCCCAACTGTCATGGCACTGGGAAGCACAAGTTGACACAAGAGGCGTTGGATGCGAACATAGCACCGCTCCATCCATCACATCACAAGGAAGTACTACTCACCAACCGAATCGAGGATTTGACTCGACAGGCACATGAGGCTATGGACAAGGGTTTGTCTGGTGCTGAATATCAAGGTGAAATCGAGCGTTTGGAAGACCAATTGGATGCTGGTCGTGACGGTACCGTGTCAGCCGGTGCAGCGATGTACTATGGCGACACCAACGATACAAGCAGGTTCCAGAACGAGATGAAGAGCGTTCCCATGAGTGTGTTCAACAGTGATGGATACCGTTTGCACTTTGGTTGGAAGATGACCCCGACATGGATGGCACAGTTCGATGGGATGGGCAAACCGATGGTCAAGCACAACGATGGTGATGTGTCAACAGAACGCATACCGTTGCTCAATGTGCCATTTGAGGACATCCAAGGTGTGTTTCCTGAAATGGAGGGAGGCATGAGTGACACGCATCCATCGGCACCGGGGGCGAACGACATCCCCGAGAGTCAAAAGACCGATGAGTATGGTCAGAGCAATGTGTTCAAACTGAGCGAGGATGCCCATGTCATCAGTGACCTCGTGAAGTCACTGACTAATCCAGACCTGACAAAGGAGGATGGGCAGTTTATCCCCATCAAGGCTGCACATCGCATATTCGCCCTGAAGGACCTGAAGAACCTGCGTGGGCTTAGTGGTGATTGGGTTGTGTCGTGTTGGTGGAAGGGTAGGCGCGCCATCGTGCGTAAGGATGATGATTCGCTAACCGCCAAATATGCAGATGGGACAGACTGCAAACTGTCAAAGGATGACAAGAAGGGGTTATTGGAGTCCAATGATGATGACTTCGTGCTCGATGTGAATGTCGCCAAGAACAAGTACATTGATGTGATTGACCTTCTGGAGCATGATGGCAAGGAACTCTACAACAAGCCACTGAAGCACAGGATTCGTCTGTTGCGCTCGGTGTTCGATAGCACTGACACTGTGCGATTCCCTGCACCATTCAACACCCGTCGAACCGATGATGAGGGTCTGGAACAGGCGATTGCGAATCTGGCCGAGGAGGAATCCGACGGTTATTTGCTGCGAGATGCCGACTCCACCTACATGAAGGGTGAGCCACGACACCCGAAGTGGGTGTTGCTTCGCAAGTCGAAGGAGATAGATGTCATCATTCTTGACAGGAGGGGGCGTGGCCCATACACCTATCGCCTCGGGATAGGTCCCATCAACCCCGACAAGGCCAAGTCATTGGGCAATCGTGCCACGGAGCGTGATGGCAATTGGTTCATGGACATCGGTTCATTGGTGCGTGAACGCAAGGCCTTCAACGAGGGTGACTATGTGCAAGTTCGCATATCCAGCGTGTCGCATCGAAGGCGCAAGGGAGAGGATGTCTACACCGTCCAACCAACGCGAATCATCGGCACTTCTGAAACTAGTGCCACCAACAGTGTGGACACGCTGTCGTTGTTGGTCAAGTCGCACAACCCGATGATACTACCACATGATGTGGACATCGCATCGAATGAGGTTCGTGTCAATCTGCATGGACTGAATGACACAGTCATCTACAAGGTCAACCAGTGGGACGATGGTTGGGCGATTCATGAGCCGTTCAGTGTGCTTGGCGACCTGTCTGGAGACGATTACACGATTCATGTGGCAGAGAGCCTAAGACCGTTCTGGGAGCCTGTGGTCGCCATCACGCTCAAGGGAGTGGTGAAACCGACCAAGGACGAGAAGGATGAGGATGTAGGCATCCATGAGGAAGGGTTTGAGGTCAAGAAGCCCAAGAGATTGGATGACGAGCAGATTTTGAAGCCTGAAATCAGCAAGACGATTCTCATTGCGCTCCAGATGGTAGACGACATGTTCGCCAAGAAGGCGACATGGACTGGGCCTAAGGGTTTGGGCATCGGTCTGGGAACACCAGACAGTGCGCCTCGCGGACCGACCGAACTAACTGCTGACCAAAACACGCTGGACTATGATATGAGGCCACGACCTGAGGACGAAGTCTTGGCTGAAAGACCAAAGAAGGGTGGCAAAAAACCTCAAGGGAAAGCCAAAAAAGTGACAATTTCACTGACAACGGATGAGAAGGAGAAGGGTAAGATAAGGGTCACTGAAGAGGATGCAGTGCTGGAAATCCAACCCGAGTAGTATTGGTTGTATCAGTTGAAGTATTGAAATACCATGACAAACCCATTGTTGGCCGGTGGTAATTGCTGCAACTCAACCAGACCTGCATCCCTTCGGTGCAGTTTTGCTCAAGTCAAGGGCAGTCGACGACTTGGTTATTGCCGGTTATGCCAGTGTCGAACTTGTCGACAAACAGGGCGACCTTATCACTACAGGAGCACTCAACAAGGCGTTTGCGAAGTTCATGGGGAATGCCCGCTGCCGCAATGTCCAACTCGCACATTCCAACATCCAAGTTGGAGAAGTCGTCCCTCAACACACTGACACCTCAGGGCGTGTGTGGAAGTCAGAGGTCGATGACACCGGACTATTCGTTGTCATCCAACTACGAGGTGACATCGAAAAGGCACGAGAAGTCGCCGCAGAGATTCGCAAGGGAAACCTCAAGTCGTTCAGCATCGGAGGGCAAGCGTTCAAGCGAGTGAACAAATCAACTGGTGAAAGAGGTTCATACAGAGAGATACAGGATATGGAATTACATGAGGTCACAATCTGCGAAAAGGGAATCAACACGGAATCAACATTTAGAATACTGAAGGAGGATAATGAAATGACAGAACAAGAAGTGGTTAGCCAACTGCATAGTGTATTGGAACGATTGTCGAAGCGTCTTGACGATACCGAGGAAGTTGACAAGGGCAAGAAGCCTGCG